ACCTTAACAATGGTGGATCTAACACATGGTATAGGGCTAATTAAATGTCATATAACAACTTAATCTCATCACAGGTAGACAATGCGTTTACCTTACTCGGAGATTTGGTCGTTAGTGTAACATTTAAGGAGAGAGAATCTGGAGATTATGACTTTGCTACGCAATCATTTTCTTCAAGTACTACTACATCAACAACAATAAAAGCTATTGTACTTAGTACTAAAAGAGAACCAGAAGATTACACTAAAGAAGAAATCGAAGTTATTATCAAATCTAAAGATGTAACAGATCTTTCTCTTTATGATGAAATCGTTATAGGCTCTAAAACCTACTCAATATCTTCTTTCGAAGATGTTAGTGGGTTTATCCTACAAATTACTGCTGTAGGAGGTTAACATGGCAAAATTCTCAGAACAACAAACTGCTATTGAAAGTGTATTCGCTTCAAGTGAATGGCTAGCAAGTGTAGTGGGTTCAATAAAGGTTTTACCGGGTAACTTCCAAGGTTCTGTAGCTGAAACAGAGTTTCTACGCTTAGAAATTCTACCTGCTCGTATTCGTGCTGACTACCGAAATCTCGGTACAGCCGGACAAGTAGTAGTTCAGATATACACACAAGGTAATACAGGTATCTCTCGTTCAATGCAAATCGCTGATGCTCTCGACGAGTCTTTGCAAACAAAATTATTTACAACCACAAATGGTAGTATACAGACAGGTGTAAGTGCACTAGCCGTTCTCGGCACCGATGAGGCCAATGAAGGTCTTTATCGAGTGGACTATATCCTAACTTACAACTACTTTGCTAATTAAGGAATCAAATCTTATGGCACACATTAATAACATTGGCGCGTCAATCTATACACGCATCGATTATGTACCGGGTTCAATCTCAACAGCCGACCGTGCTGCTCCGCTTAACCTAGCTGCTAAGTTCGAATCAGCCGCTGCTGCTGACGGAGTTGCTGCTACTACTGAAGCTGCAGTTGTCGCTATTGAAGGAATTCGTGAATTCCCAAGCCTCGGCACACCATCAAACATCGTAAATGTACCTCAGTACGGTCAGTCAATCTCTTCACAGATTCAAGGCCAAGCTGACGCTCCTTCACTCGAGTTTACATTTAACTACATCCCAACTAACCATTACACACTAGACGCTCTACGCAAGTCTGGCACAAACCTCGTATTCCGTGTTCGTCTTTCAAACACAGAAGACGGTGGTGTACAAGCCACACCTGCTTCAGATGCAACTACTGAGTATGAAGATATCTACTTCCAAGGCACTATCGCTTCTTTCGAGATCGTTCCTGCCCTAACAGACGCCACACAAGCAAACATTGCTTTGACTATTGATGGCGACTTTGAAGGTCCTTTCTCATACACAGCTGGTTCTACTTACGGTCTTCCAAGCTAAGGTTAGTAATTAATAGAACTATCTATTGATTATGTAATGCGGAGGGGGTTTCTTCGGAGATCCCCTCCAATTACAAAATCTACTTTAACCCCTATTACCTCCTGGGGTCTATATTTAAGTATTATATAAAGGTCTTTATCAAGGTCTTTAGGTGCATAAGGCCTCTGATGAGGTTCTATTATAAGGTAAATATTATTATGGATAATAATAACAAACCACCTTTCTCTAAGGAATTTGTTCTTAAGACTACCTTCCGTCACATGAGGAAGAGTGTAGACATATCAATTCGTAAGACATTCGATAGAATGAAAGACTTTACTTCTGATCCTTCAAAGAAGGCAGAAATCTTTGAAACTCTAGATGTCCTACATAAAACAAGAAAATTATTAGATGATTTCCAATTAAACAATAAACATCTCTTCTCTGATAAGGATGATAACACTAAAGGTGAATAACGATGAAACTTAAACCACAAACTAAAACAATCGATTTCGCTGCCGTTGAAGGTGGCAAACTTACTCTCGTAAAACTACCTCTTAAGGCAGTACGTGAAATGCAAGCGCTAGCTGGTAAAATGGAAGAAGCCTCTTCTTTCGACTCCAACCTAGAAGCTATGCGCTTCGTAATCCGTGCTGGCATTGTAGAAGCTGCTGACATGAGCGACGAAGACTTTGACGTCTTTGCTCTTGATGATCTTGCTGCTCTACAACAAGAAGTTATGGCTTACAGCGGACTAGCTGCTGTAGATGTTGCTGTCGAAGAGGGAAACGACTAAGCGCTGAAGAGATGCATTTATACGACCTTGCTTTTACTCTAGGTAAAACTCGAAATGAGTTAGACCATATGGATTATGAAGAAATACAGGGTTGGTATGAGTATTTTCAGCGCCGTCCCATTGGATGGAGAGAAGATCTTCGGGCTGCTTATATTATGAACTCTAGCGGAGTTGATAAAAAGCCTGAAGAAATCTTCCCATCTATTAAGCAGATTAAAAACGATGAACGCAAAGTACAACAGACCGGTCACCAAGGCGAAGCCTTAATGAATTCAAACTTCGGTGCTATGCTTGCTTCTAAAGGTTTTAATCCAACTATTAAAAAGTAATTTTGAGAGGGGTGTTAACGCATCCCTCTTTTTACCCTTAAAAGGAGATAGCAATGGTAGTTAAGATAACTATACCTAACCTAGCCGATGAATTTGATGAACTCAATGCCGAAGCTAGGGAGCTTATACATCAAGTAACCGTTGCCTCTGCCTTAAACGCAGTTACTTCACTGCAACAAGCTACACCAGTTGATACTGGTCGAGCAAGGTCCTCATGGAACCTAAGTTCTGAAGAGAAAGATTTTAGATCTCCTAATTCCCCTTCAATATCATCTGCAGCATTACTATCTACTACTGCTTTAACGATATCCGAAGAAAATCTTTCAACCGAATTATACATATCAAATAGTGCGCCGTACATTAATGAGCTAAACAGAGGTAAATCTGATCAAGCTCCGGCTCGCTTTATTGAACGAACACTTCTGCAATTCTACGACCCTGATGGCGTAATTGTAGATGAAATTAAACTCCCAACTGATTTGTCTTTTGACAATAAATAACTCAATGGAACACAGCCCTGATGCTCAACTTCGATATACGAAGAGTTTCCGTCTATTTTACATAGCCGGTAACGCAAAACTAGCATTGGGGCACGTAACGAAATTAAAAGGATAATAATATGGCTGTCGAAATTAAAGTAGTCGCTAATACTAAACAAGCCGAACGTTCCATGGACAAACTTGAGAAAAAAGTCTCAGGAGTTGGTAAAGGAGCTGATAAAACCTCTGGCAGTTTTGAGAAGGTCTCTAAAAGTGTCAAGAAGGTAGAAAGTGGTTCAGATCTTTCTAAACTACAAAAGAATACAGAACGGGCTGCTAACAGTGCAGAATCTCTTGAAAAGAGTTTCTCAAGTGCAACTCGTACAGTTAATAACCTAGTAATTGCTTCAACAGCATTGCTAACTACATACATTACCGTTAAAGGTGTAGTAACCGGAGTAGCTGACCAATATCGTCGCATTAACTCCCAACTACGCCTGGTAACTCGTTCAACCCAACAAATTGTTGCTGCTAACGAGAAACTATTTAAGATTTCACAAGATACTCGCTCAAGCTTTGAGGCTACAACAAATCTCTTTACTCGATTTGCTCGTGTCTCTAAAGACCTAGGCGCTACTCAAAACCAAGTACTTGCAGTAACTAAAACAGTTCAGCAAGCAATCAAGGTATCTGGTACATCTGCTCAATCAGCCGAAGCTGCTATTATTCAGCTTGGTCAGGGCCTTGCATCAGGTACTCTACGTGGTGAAGAACTTAACTCAGTTCTAGAACAAGCCCCTCGTCTAGCACGAGCCATTGCTGATGGTATCGGAGTATCTGTAGGTGAACTACGTAGCCTCGGTGCTGAAGGTAAGATTACCTCTAGCGAAGTATTCGGCGCTCTACTATCACAAAGTAGACAAATTGCTGGTGAGTTTGCTCAAATTGAAACAACCTTCTCAGGTGCTGGTCAAGTTGCTGGTAATGCTTTTGCTCGTTTTGTTAATGAGCTAGATAAAGCTAGTGGTTTCAGTCAAGCACTTATTAACACTACACTAGACATTGGTCGTGCCTTTGAAAAAGTAGCTACTAGAGTAGAATTTAATGTTATACGAATTAAAAACTTGTTCAATGAACTTGCTTTTCAATCTCGTTTAGTATTTGCTTCTGTTGCTGAAACTTTCAATGATAGTGAAATTGGTAAACAAGTAACAAGGGCTTTCCAAAGCCTACAGTCAATTGATCTTTCAGGTATTAAACTACCTACCATCAAACTAGACTCTATTGTATCTGGTTTTGATGTTGCTATTAATGCAATTGATAAATTTTATAACCTAGTTAGTGGTTACTTCTATAGACTATATATGGATGTTATCGGTAACTCAACTTACACAGACTTAATTAATGGTGTTACAGAAAAATCTCAGAGCCTAGTTACTAACGTGGTTCCTAAGATTCGTTCTTTTGCTAATTCAGTTTCAACTATCTTTAAAGGTATTGAACAACCTGATTTAGCTGGAGTTACCCCAGAAGCAATTGCGGCATTAAATTCAAATGTAGCTATTTCTACTGCAGGTGGAGGTGACTTACCTCTTGCCATTAGAGCATTAGACGCTTCTTTAGGTATCCTTAACACTACACTTAAATTTGTAAGCACAGGACTACGTGACTTCCGTGAAGCTTTTGGTAACAATGCAATGGCTGGTTTAATTGCTGGTATCGCATTACTAAACAAGAACTTCCGTTCACAACTCACAGGTGGTACAGGTGCTCGTGCTGGTGGATTTATCGCTGGTAACGTAGAAGCTACACTACTAGGTCGCTTTACAACTCAGCTATCTGGTGAAGTTGCAGCTCTTGAAAGAATTGCTGGTCGTTCATCAGGTCGCGTAAGCGAAGTCAATGGTGCTCTAACAAACCTAGCTGAACGTGTAGGTCAAACTGCTCGTGATACAATTTCTCGTTTTAACGATGAAATTCGTGAAACAGGAATGGTTACAGCTGCTACAGAACAAGAAATGCGCGATCTAGCTCAGTCTTTAAATGGTTCTGCTCGTGCTGCTATTCTTGCTGAAATCGAATTCCGTAAGTCTGGTTTAACTCAAGAACAAGCTGCTCGTAGAGCTGGTGGTGCTACTGCGCGTCTAGTTGCTGAAGAAGCTCGTTTAAAAGCTATTCGAGATGCTCAAGCAAAGGCTACAGGTCGTGTCCGTGAAAGCTTTGTAAGTGGTGGACAACAACTTGGTGGTGCCTTAGGTGCTACAGGTGGTTTCCTAGCTGGTCAACAATTCATCGATTACCTCGAAAAGAATGTTGGCGAACTTTCAGGATGGCAAGAAGCTGGTATCACTATTGCTGCTAGCTTTGGTGGTCAAGCACTTGGTTCCGCTCTAGGTTCCGGTGTTGGCGCTGCTGCTGGTTTTGCTTTTGGTGGACTTATCGCTAAAGGTATTGCTGCTGCTGGTGCTGCTATCGCTGCTATTGGTAGTGGTATTGCTGTTGCATTCAGAGCTTCTACTGCTGCTTTTGCTGCTGTGGGCGCTGCTATTGGTGCTGCCTTTAGAGGTTCACTAGTAATTACAGGCATCTCTTCTGTTATTGGTACAGCTCTCGCTAGCGCTTTTGCTATCGCTGTAGGTGGTATTTCACTCCCTGCACTAGCTATTGGCGCTCTTGTAGTTGGTGGAGTAAGCTTAGCTTATTACTTCCGTGATGCTATTGTAGAAGCTTTTAAAATTGCTAAAACTAAAGTAACAGATTTCTTCACAGGTATATTCGGAGATTCTTCTAAAAAGTCTCAAGTAAATGGAGGAGCCAAACGTCGTGCTTCTCGTAATTTTGCTACAGGTGGTAAAGTATCAGGTGCCGGAACAGGTACATCTGACTCTATCCCTGCCAACCTTTCAAATGGTGAATTCGTAGTTAACGCTGCTGCTACTAAGAAACACGCTGGTCTTCTCGCTCGCCTTAATGGCGGTATGAACCCAGGTGGTGATGGTATGGGCGGCTACGCTGTTGGCGGTTACGCTTCACCAATGGATTATATCCGTGCTAAAGAAGGTGATGTTCGTCGTGTTTATCATGACAGCCGTGGTCTAATGACTTATGGTGTTGGTCACTTACTTACTAAATCGGAATCTGAAGGACTCGGTATTCCAGTAGCTAAACACCTTTCTGGGTACACTGCTACTGAAGAGTCTGGTCAGTACCCTCATGACAATTATCTTAAGGGTAAAAATCTACAGATTAGTTCAAATGCTGATGCTCTTTTCGAAAAAGACTTTAAGAAACATGAAAGCATAGCTAAGGGCTCTTTCGGTGAGTTTAACTCATTCGGACCAAGCCTACAAGCTGCTATGATTGACCATGCTTTCCAACTTGGTTCAATCCGTTGGAATCACCTTAAAGACCAAGTCAGTCTAGGTCACATGCCTCATGCTGCTGCTAACTATTTGCTATCTAGCAACTATAAGCAAACACCTCATCGTGTTAACAGCCGTATTGGTCTTCTCGAAGAAGAATTCAATGCTAATGGTAAAATGATCAAGCCTTATAAATCAGGTTACACTACCAAATATCCCAAAGGATATGGTAGCTACGATTATGATGGTAACTCTCCTTCTTGGGGAACTAAAGATAAGATCAAGTCAGACGAAGAACCTGGCTTCTTCTCCCGTCTAGGTAAATTCCTTTCTGACACAAACCGTATGATGATGCCTATGGGCTTCGCTACTGGTGGTTCAGTTAACGGACCTGGTACAGGAACTTCTGACTCCATCCCAGCTCGCTTATCAAATGGCGAATTCGTAGTTAACGCTAAAGCTACCCAACAAAACCGTGCCTTGCTTGAACAAATTAACTCAGGCGCTGTCATGGGCTTTAAAGATGGTGGTCCAGTAGGCGGTGCTCGTCAACAACGTGTTCTTGGTGGTCTAAATCGTCAAGGTTTTGACACTACTAATATGGAGAAGATCAACGATGATCAACTTAAACAGTTAATAGAATTTTCTCAAGTACTTGGAAGTGTTGACGCGCGTATTGAAGCACAAGTCAAAAACAATATGGAAATCGCTGCTGCTGATTTAGCTCTACAACAAAGAATTGAAGAGAAAATTGGTGGTCTCTTAAACCAAAACGATCCTAGTAAAAGCTCAGACCCAGAAAAGGCCTCAGGCTTTTTTGGTAAGGCTAAAGAAGGTTTTGGTAAAGGTGGTAAAGACGGAGGTGAAGCTTTCTCTATCGGTGGTCTATTCGGAAACACTTCGGATGCTGCTAAAGCAGAAGGCGAAGGTGCTACTGTTGGTTCCTCCTTTGGTTTTGGATTAGGTAAGTCAATTTCCGATGCTGCTTCTGCTGCAAGCCCCTTCAGCTTTCTTTCTGATGGGCTTTCCGAAGCTGCTCAAGCTTCATCAAAAGCTTTCGAACTACAACAAAACCTTGCTGCAGCTAACGCTGTTGTAAACGGTGCTGCTGCTGCTGTTGGCGCTTACCAAGCTCTTGCACCTATTCCTTTTGTAGGTCCCGGACTAGGTGTCGCTGCTGCTGCTGCTGCCCTTGCCTTTACAGATTCACAGGTTAAAAACATTCGGTCACAAAAGAAACCAGGCTTTGCTCAAGGTGGCTTTGTAAGTGGACCAGGCACAGGTACTAGTGATAGTATCTCTGCTAACCTTTCAAACGGTGAGTTCGTAGTAAACGCTCGTGCTACATCAAGAAACCGCGATGCGCTAGAAGCAATCAACTCCGGTGGTTCTCCAAATGGAATCGTTCCATCAGGTGGCCGTGTAGGTACTGTTGTAATTAACAACAATGTAACTGCAGGTGCTACTGCACAAGGAACTGCTGACTCAGTCTCAAGAAACCTTGAGCAAATGATTAACAGAAGAAATACTGATACACGAGGTAGATCACCTACTGGTATCAGACGCCCTAATGGGAGAGTATAATGACTATTGAACTCGATCAATCTAATCTAAGATTCGACAATATTAGCGGTCTCCAATTGGAGAGTCAAGCATACCACGATGTATCCCAAGCTTTGGTAGACACCTTCACTACGAATGGTGCTGCCAAGTTTGGACTATCGTGTTCAGTATTTGCTAAATATGCAGAGGACCAGGAATACCTACGTGGTGTTCTCTGGGCCGCTGCTTATGATAGGGAAGATATTCAGTTTAAACTTCCTAATGAAATCTACAAGTACACCGGAAACCTTACTAATGTTGATGGTACTAATAACTCTACCTCAGTCGTAACAAACGCTGAAGTAGTTGCTGGAAGTAATATCTTTACTCTCAGCGCTACTCGTAGACCAGATGCAAACGGTATTAAACAAGGTACTATGATTAGCTTTGGTACAAACCCTCAACTATATGTAGTTAACCAGTATACTGCTAGCTCAGGTGAAGTCAAAGTATTTCCAAAAGTTAGAGAAACTATTGCAGCTAATACCCCTATTAATATAACTAATATCCAATTAAGAGCATATATCACAAACAACCCTAATGCGGAAGCAATTCCAGGGAATGATCAGTTTGTAAGGTTCGATTTAGAGCTAAGTGAAAGAATAGTATAATGACAGTACAAGTAATCAGAGGCGAGATGCCTTTAACAAACGGCCTTACTCTTCGGAGTACTCTTGGTGGTTTTGACCGTTCACTTCCTGGTCCTGTTGAGTTTCCAGCTGATGGCCTCATCCGTGAGCTCAACCCCACTCGTAAGACTATGGATATCGAAAACGTCGTCCAAGAAGTTCGTTTAGAAATCACAGACGATGTTCGTGCAGCTATCCAGTCAGGTTCTTACCGTAATCGTACTTGGACCTTCTGGAAAGACGAAATCGACGAAGACGGCACAGTCCTTAACACTCGTACTCTTTTTCAAGGTATCGCTGATAATCACAGAATTACTGAACGTAACGGTACCGTACTATTTCAAGTCAGTTCAGTCCTTTCACGAGCTCAAGAAAGCTTCTCTATCGTAGCTGTTCCGGAGATTCACAACGCTAACATTAGCAGTGGAGTCTTCGGCACCCCTCCTACAGGCTTCACTAGAGATACCTGCTTTGATAGCATTACTAGAAGCAAAGATGATGTCCGCTTAGGTGAGTTTGCAGGTAAAGAGGCTACTAACCGTGGCTCAGGTGGTCTTCTAGATAAATGGTTCAATGTCGAAACTGAGATTGTTCCAGGTATTCAAGCTCGTGAAGGTTATCAGATCTCCGGCAACACTGGAGAGTTCCAACCAGCATTTGTCATCGGTACTCAACTAGTTGAATCCCGTGTCGCTAACGTATGGAACCCTACTCCTGCTTCAGCCCTAGCTTATTTTACTTCTTCCAGAATCGGACTTCCCTGGAATGGTGTTCAGAATCCTAGTGACCTTGAAACAATTGATGCGGAAACTCGTTTTCTTACGGCACAGTATGTTGTAGCCGTAGGTAATGTAGACAAACTCCAAATTCACTTTAACAATTTAAACTATGAAAACGACCCAGAGATGCTTTATAACTTCGTAGCACCTTCCGATCCTAATGAGGTTTCAACAGAAAAAGTCTCTATAACAAGAAATCTTATTAGCGGAGTTCCAAAGACAGCCTCAGCTTTTATCGAAGTTCAGTGGCCTGACCATAATGTCGTTCTACCGAGCTCACAAGCAGTCTTAGATTCCAAAGGTAATATTCCAGTTCCTGCTACGAACCTATACCTAGGTCACCTAGTAGTGACTATTACCTATGAAGCTTCTCTCAACGGTGCTTTTGCTAATGGTTTCCCAGAAGTAAATTTCAGAGTAACTAACAATAATACTGCTGGGGTAGATATCACAGGTGCCCCTAATACTTCTTTTGTAAGTGCTATACCTACTTACCTAACTAGTCGTCTGGGCCTAAATATAGAACTCTCTCAGCTAGACCTAGCCTCTTTTGCTAATGCTTACAGACCTGCTAACTTTCTAGTAAGGTCTCTACCTAGTTTTTGTAATGCTGGTTTCCAAGGTTCAAGCGACAAGTTTTCTATCCTAGAACAGTTTGAAGAAAGCTCAGGTCTTAAACTCTACGAAGACCAGGGAATTATAAGTTGCTACTACACAACTGTGTATGATGCTTCAGACTTTACTACCACTGGTTCAAACCAAAACGTATTCAATGCAGACGCCCTTGCAGACAGAATCATCAACATAACAGAAGATAACCCCAGACTCAACCAACGTATCAATACCTTAGTTTTAAATTATCGTCGTTACATTGACCAGTTTGAGAACCCTCCTGTAGTTGAAGCTGTCCCTATTGTGTCAGACCAGTCTCAGTGGATTACTTATGACCGCGCTATTAATCAAGATAGCATCAGTGCTAACTACCTCTCACTCTTCTACACAGAGAACTCTGACGGTGATCTTGACTTTAGTGATAAAGGAGGCAGCGAACAAGCTACCTTGGATGAATTCCAGAACTATACTTCCGTAGAACTACGAAAAGCTCGTAATGCTGGTACAATTGAGATTACCTTCTCAGCTGAATCTGAACCTGCTAGAAACCTTAGAGTCGCTCAACCTCTTTCTATAACAGATGACCTCCTTGGTCTCGACGAGCAACAGCTTGTTATCATAGAGATTGTAGAAGACCACGCTTCAGGTCAGATTATTGTGACCGGTGAAAAGCATAGCAACTCTTATATAAACCCAAGTGCAACAGACCCTGTTATTAATTCTAACAACCCGGTACCTAATGTTACAGGTTACTCAGGTCTATCAGCAGGGCAACGTAATTTGCTTGCAGCAGAAAATGTTCGTTTTGCAGACATTAAAAACAGAGGTAACCCTCCTAGTCTTACTATCCGATTCGACATACCTGCCTTAGGTGAATACTTCTCAGCTGATATCTACCGTGATAGCAATGCAGATGAAGCAGATGGTCAACAGTACCTTGGTTCAGTTAACAACGCTTCTGGCTTCACTAATGGAACAGCAGTAAACTTCCAAGTACTAGATCCACCTCCAACACTTCACTTTTATCGAGTAGTCCTCCGTAACGGTCGTTTCCGTAGTCCTACCAGTGAAAGCGCTGAACTTAACGCTACTCACTTTGGACCTCTCGGAACAGTCAACTACTACGCAGTATCCGACACCCCTCCTACAAGTATTCCGCCAGCAGCCCCTTGGGTTTCTCCGGAACAGTATGACGCTAATACTACCTACAACTACATTGTCCGTGGTATTAGAGCGGGTGACCTTTCCGAAGCTAGTGTAGATGTTAACGGAGTCACCTCCCTTCAACACTTTGATTACGAAGTAACAGGTGAAATCGGAGATGTAGGTTCTCTTATTGCAGAAAGCCTAAACATTGTCTTTGATGCTGAGCATGATACAGGAGAGTCTTTAAGAACTATCCGTACTACTTCAAGTACTGCCGGAGATAATGCTGGCATTGTGCTGTCAGCGGCTGATGCTACTACCACGACTACTGTCTCTGGCACTACTACGAGGGTCTACGAGGATGTTAACAACATTAACGGCTTCGATATCACGACAGCAGTCTCCTCTACGGGTACTACCACAGACGGTGACGCCTACGTCCTAACTGATCTACCTAACGCCTCCAACTGGAGCACTTTAGCTAGTGCTGAAGCTGGTGCAGGTGCAGACATAAGGACAGAGTCGCATACAGGTGCCGCCGTAACCAACAGCAACGCCGTAACAATTGATTCAACTGTTGGTGTTAGTCAGTATAGCATTGAAACTGACGCTGGTCTTGACGATCAGAGCCATCTACAAGACACTAGCTACTGGCCTACCTACAGGTCTAACGTCCTGACAGCATCAGTTCCCTGGGACTATTCTGCTGACACTTTCCGTGACCTGTTTGTCTACACGGGCAACAACCGTTATGCCTCCACATCTAGTACCTTCAACGCTTCTATTGGTCGCACAACAACTACACTTAACGGATTCGCTAATTTAAACTTTTCCTCAACGGCCCTGACGAGCCAGCCTGCCAACTTGCAAAACTACAGAAATGCCCCTGATATCTCCTATAGAGGCGTAACGCCACTGCAGGGAGACTCGACATTGAGTCCCCTAGAATACTACGGTCTGCTTTTACCTGGTAATATCAGCCTCAACATGGGCACGGATCTTGGTTTTGACCTGAGCACCGCTTATGGCGGTATTGTCACGTCTAACGTGCCACACGCCAGGGTAGATGCTTCCAACAACCCTATCGCTGGTGGCTCTCTCAACATCCAGAGCAGCCTGCGTTTGCTGGACACTAACGGTCAGCCAATTTATGACGCAGCTGGTGCTGCTGGCGGCGGCAATGGTCCGCTCTACACTCAGAGCTTTTCTGGAGCCACCTTTACTAGTAGCCAACTTAATTCTAAGGCTAGCCTGGATATAACTGCTCCGAGACCCACTAGCTCGGTTACACGAACTGCGCCAACCGTAGCTGACGCCGCGTCAGGCAACAACCTTGACGGTATCATCGGCCTCAGCTGGGAAAAGGTCTGGACACCCGGTGCTACTCTTGTGCCTCAGGGAAGTCAGACTTGGTCGTTTAACCAAAGTACTAATGACCTATTTTTCTCTCCAGCACCCACACAGCTTGTTAATTTCAACGGCAGTACAACTGATCGCTATATGGTTACACTAACAGACGCTAGTGGCACGACTTATGTTACTGAACCTGCTGGTGGTGTGAATCAGAGACTTGTTCAGAGTACAAGTTCTACTACTAACGATAGAGACCTCTCCCAGGACGGCACCAACATAGACACAGCCCTTTACGTATTAAACTCGGACGGCACAACTACTCAGGTAAGTAGCGACATAGCTTCTACCACAGGTACACTGAGCATTATTCATGAAGGAATTACGTCGGTGCTCTATACTAACAACCACGCTACGAGGACACTCCGCTTCTGGTCGTTCTTTAACATTGGCTACTCCAACGCCAGTACTCTTAGGCTGACCGGTGCGCTAGGCTCCTTTGTGAACCTAGCACCTAGTGCTACCTTTGACACTGAGTTTGAGATCCCTGCTGGGACGAACTTCATTAACGCCGCTACGTCTGCTGTGCCGCAAGGTGCTGAGGCCGGTGACACAAGGTTAACAAGCACAGTAAAGCCAACCATCTGGTATGACCTTGCCACAGACCTCGGCACAATTGAGTTCGAGGACATTCTTGGCGAGACCTGGCAGGTCAACAGAGAGGCTATTAGTCTGACGGCTAACCCGACTATTCTTAGCTGGGACAACGTAGAGCTCAGATACATCCCTATGGACTACTATCGAGTCTCTATGGCCAACCAGGTGTATAACTCTACTTACTCGCTAACTGATATTCCAGCTAATACTAATGTAGTACTTTCAGTTGCTGGTACGTCTGTCTCTAACGAGACCGACACCATCACTGTTGCTGCTGGTTTACAAGACTTCACAGTCACTGGTACAACCACTGTTGCAGAAGTCACAGGCACTGCCTCAAGCACTCTTGGGGACTATCCCCTTACTTTAGAAGACTTAGACGGGTTTGAAGACCTCGACGCCACATTCCGTGTTCTAGGTGGTACAGAGACTGCTCCAACAGTAACTGTACAGGACTCAGACAACTCTCTCAATGTAGGGACTCACACAGTTACCAGTGGTCTAAATAATGCTGGTACCTACACAGTAATCTCTCACAACTTTACTGGTGACTCCAATGCCTTTGGTCCCAGTACTGGTAGCCTTGGCCAAGACGACGGGGTTATCTTTATGCGTGTTCAAGACTCTAACGGTAGTTCTACCTACGATACAGACTTTGTATGGGCGGTTGAAAGCACCACACATGGATTTGCTCCTGCTGATGGTACTGTTTTAGACTGGTATGACCAGATCGTAAATGAAACTAACAACTACGACTATGGTTTTGAGTTTGATAGCTTCATTTCTAACAATATCACAGGCATTGAGGTAGACACTATTCATAGTGGTACTGGCACTTATACAGTAACTAGTGATCCTCTAAGCGACACTGGCGCTACTCAAACAGTTTCTATACCAATTCTCGATAACGGGATAGGTGTTGCTACTGTTGAAGCCAGAGTAGGTTCTAGCGGAGGTACTCCGATTCAAAACGGAGATGCCTACGGTGGTACTTGGAGCTCTACTGGTAGTCTTGCTGCTGGTACTTACAGAGCTATCCTAACTGGTGCTACTGTAACCACTGATGTTAAGCGTTTGAGAATTACTTCTAATGCGCCTTACACTTATGACAGAGGTTCTAGCGAAGATGGCCGTGGACTAGGTCTTATAATGATCAGGGACTCTTCTAATCAGATTTGGGAGTTCGAGGCTGAGAATAGATTCGATGTAGACCCTAACACTCCTACTGGTTTCCAAGACGGTGCTTTCGGGTATCGATTTAGAAATACTATAGAAGTTCAAGTTGCCCCTAACACAACCGATGGTTGGTCTGGGGGTGACATACAGCTTGTTTCTAGTATTAGTGTTGATAGAACGTATACGTTCACAGGCGATGACATCACTCCTATTGTTGCTTTAGATTTCACTTATGATGTACTTACAGTTAGTGGACTCGAAAGAATCTCCGGTGCTTCTGATATCACTATCACTAATGGTAGCGATACCTACTTCAGAAATGTTCGAGTAACAGTTGGAACAGAAACTCACGAGTTCGGCACAGTCGATGCTGGTGGTGCTGTAACAGTTGCCTTTGATACCGCTATTCCTGGTGAAGACTATCTAATAGCTCTAGCACAAGGAACTATCTTTAGTATTACCTTAGGTGAAGACGAAGTACATGAGGCTATCCATCTTGCAGATGATCTAAACGGTACTCAAACAGCTACGGCTATTAAGTCCTTCTTAGATACTGAAGTATTTCCTAGCAACACCGAGTTTACTCGACTAGGTACTACTGCTACAGTAACAGGTAACACACTATCTGTTGGTCCCTTGACCGATGCTGGTGCAGACCTTGAGCCTGTTACTTTCTTAATGGAGGGTCCTACTAATGCTACCCTTTCCTTTACTGCAACAGAAACAGATGGAACTAATCAAAGAGCTGCTATTGATATAGCTTACATCGATAGAGCTCCAGATGGTTTCCAATCAGGTACTGTCACAGGGACACTATTCCCTACTGCTGGTGATACTGCTTCTATTTTCTCGCAGATACAAGCTTTCGCAACTACTAGCTGCGGCAACTTACTTGATATAACCGATACAACTACCACTACCGGAAGAGCTGCAACAAGAGCAGATAACAACGCTTTAAATAGAAGCGGTGATTTACTCTTTACAGTTCGAGCTGGTAACTCTGATAGTACGGTTATAATCAACACTCCGACTTATACTGGAGCGACTACTAAAGATACACTAGTTATTACTGTTAGCACCCCTAACGGTAATGAAACAGGTAACCTCTTTGATGGCACTTTGAATTTCAATTTGTCTACAGCAGAAACTACACAATTTGTATTTAGTATCTTTAATAGTGCACTTGTTGACCCGACTCTTAGCGTATCTGAAAGAACAGATGTGTTCTTTGAACCTATCTCTGTTGATGCAAATACCCTACTGGTTCAATCTACCTTTGCTGATGAACTTATCTTACCTTTACAGACTGGAGACTTTGTCTACACAGCTGGAACAGGAGCTACCTTTTCAGGTAGTGTTAACTTCTTAGCATACGACCAAGTACAAGGCGGTAATTTTGTATTTACCGTGGTTGATGAGCCTTATGCGCTCGATAACCCAGATTCTTACGAAGACGCTACACGTGGTGCCTTCACTGCACTGCCTGGTACACTATAATAAAAAGCTGCTGAGCAACAGGTAAAACTGCTCACCCTTTTAACTCAAACAAACCGTACTACAGTACGGGATACAGATCCCATAGGACATATCAAAATGAGAATCTCAAATATTTCTGCATTTGCAGGAGGAGCAGATGATGTAGTCTGCACTCAGCTT